TCCGATATCCTTGCCTACAAGACCCAAGCGTCCAGGCTTAAGTCCTATGTGATGGTTGTTCTGCACGTCAGCCATTTCAGGCTTGCAGTGCGAATGAAAGGTGACTGTCTTTGACGTAAACCCGTCCCAGCAGATCACGTAGTTATGTTCGCCAATTTCGCCGCCGCACTTCTCGCAGTCGGTGCCCTTGATGTTCATTGGATGTCCCTCATAGCCCCTGCTATTTCCCCATTCGCTCCTCGAACCACTGAAAGCGGTGCGGTTATCGCTGCCGCAGCCCGTCCTGGATCAATGCGCTTGGCTGCTGCCAAGTCCTTGCGTGCGCCGATGATGGCCCCCGTCTGCTCATCACGAACTACGACTGTTGGCGCTGTCATGGCGGTTACAATGGCACCAGTCAGGTCACTGAGTTGGGACGCAACCGCTGCAACTTCGCTTAAACCCCGCGCCAATTCAGGCATCTGGGTGATAGCCTCTTGGCTAACCTTGGCCTCACGCTGCATGTGGTAGTCAGCCTCGGCACACTCGCGCTTGAACTCACGTTCTGCCAACGCGATCTGCCGCCGCAACTCCAAGTCCTGTTGCGCTTTCCAAGCGGCAAGATCAAACTCACGCTGCGCGCTTTCCTTGGCCAGTTCGTGCTTGGCAACGGACTCGGCTTGCGAGAATTGCTGCTCTGCCTCTGCCGCCGCTGCCTTGCGTTCCATCTCCACCATTGCAGGATCGGGAGGTGGTGGCGGTGCAGGCTGTGGAGGCAATGGCTTTCCATCTGGTCCCATCGGAGGTGGGCGTAGTTCAGGCGGCAGCATGACTTGCAAGCGTTCTTTCAGCTTGTCCGCATTTGGCCAGTCTTGGGCTTCTGCGAGCATGTCACCAATAAGCGGCGCTGCCATCGGGACAACACGGGCAAACTCTGTCATCCCCTGCGCTGCTTCTTGGCGTCTGCTTGAGAAGCTAGGACCCGTATCAACCGTCACGTCATACTTACCGCGCGACAGATCGTAATATATCTGCTCCCCATCATTGCCGATCATGGCCTTGTTGACGGTTTCAGTCTGGACCGATCCATCTTCGCCAATGACGCGAATGGTACGCTCTGTATCGTAAATTCTAGGGATCAAGTCGATCAGTTGCTTGCCAGTGGTAGCAATGGCAAAGGCGATGTTGTCGATGAATACGAAGGTCGAAACGTCAGACTGCTGGTCGCGGGCCATAATGGCCTTGCCGCTTGTCTCGTTCGACTGTTGCCCCAGTGCAGGCGGATAGATACCCGTCACTGCGTTCATGTCATCTGCCGCCATGCCAGCTTCGGCTATGAAGCCGTTAGCCGTCTGTGGAGGTATCTGACGCTGTGGAACGCTGCCGGGTGTTGTCGGATCGGAGTTGTAGAGCAGATAAGGTAAGTTCTTCTTGCCCGCGTTATTCCACATCTGCTCGTGGCCTTCGATCATGCCAGGGGTGACTACCCAAGGCTGCTTAGGCTGTAGCGCAATGACTTCGGCACTGGACGAGCGCATGTAGTTGAAGAGTTGCTGCGCGTCTTTGAGTGCTCTCAGGATGCCACGAACAACGCGCGTCTCACCAACCCATATTTCCTCACCCAATACCGGGATGATCGGAATGTATTTCCCGGCCCATTCGATAGGGCCTTCAAGCACTTCATTGCCTGACAGGATATACTGGCAGACCTTGTGCGTATCAACTTCGCGCTGGCTAACAACCTGAAGGCCAAGCATCTGTATGCGCTCGATCTCGTCAGGCTGCTTCATGCCCTCGTCATCAAGAATGCGGCCATCCGATAACTTGTATATTTTCTTCTTGTAGGGCTTCTTTACCCAGTACTCAGCAACTCGCATGCTATCGCCGTCATACCAGTCAGCCGCGCGAGTGGCGTCTGGATCATCGCCCGTGACTTCAAAGTCAACAAGCGCCGCGTCAGGATACCGGGCCTTAACCTCGCGCTTGCTCATCCTGTAATGGACAAAGCAATGAGAGGCATCGCCCTTGTCAGGCTCGATGGCGTTGTTGTCCCAGACTACGCTTAAGGCGTTTGGAATGGCCTTGATGCGGATGTCTTGCTCGAACCCGTCATCGTTGTATTCGGTTGTGAGACGCCATGCGCCAATGCCACAAGTGACGGAACAATCAGCACCCACAGAGTAAACATAGCCTGCCCTGCTTTGATCTTCGATATTGCGTATCAGGCCGTTCAATATCTCGGCTGTTTTCTTGTCTGCCAAGCCATCAACAGGGCGAACCTTGATGCTCGGTTTGTTCAGCCGAATATCGCCCGTGATCTGACGCTTGAACTGTGACGTGCGTGGAATGGTGAGGCATGGCCTGCCATCCTTTTCCCGATCAGCCCGCACTGCTTCCGGCCACTGATCCCCCGCTTCGAACTTGAAGTCCTCCAACATCTTGACGCGGTTGTCCTGATCCGCGCGCAAGTCACGGTCGAAGCGTTCAAGGGCTAGTCTGAGAAACTCAGCATCGCCTTTCGCTTTCAATTCGTCCTGGTCGGTGTCCATTTTATCCATTCATGGCTTGCGGCGGCGTGCCTAGGACACGCAAGGAGTGGGTCGTGCACCAAGGCGAGCAACCCGGAGCTAGGCGGCTTGCCGCCGCAACTTGATCTAATACGAGACGAACGACATTCTCCGATGCACCGCGTGCTTGAATGCGCGTGCCTCACACGTTCTGCCGTCAAGGCTTTCAATGTATGAAAGAAATTCCTCGTTGGCCTCTTGAACCGTCTGCCCGTCGTTGTGGCGCATCAAGGCCCTCACCATGTGACGCAGGGCGAGATCAATGGTGTCTTTTCGCTTCACGGTTTGCCTCTATGCACCAAGCCATGCGCCTTGCCCTTGTGGGCCGCGCTGGTTGGCTTGTTTCTTCAGTGGCTTCTCTTCTTGCATCGCAACCGAGAGATAACGGAAAGCGTCTGATCCGTGACTAGCCCAGTCATGAACCGGGTCTTTCGAGAAGCTCAGTCCGTCCGCCTTGCGGTCGTATCGGTAGTGCCTGAGACATTGCAGGCCGTCTGCCGTCTTGTCAGCGTCGAACCAGCACTTGCCGAATATGGTGCGAGCGGCCTCAATGCCAGTAGCCACCGATGTCTTTGGCACGATCCTGACGTTGAAGCCAAAGCCCCGCATCTGCTGTTCGATGGTGCGCTCTGAGGCGAGTAAGTCGTGGGTCGCGTCGTGCGGTAGCCACATCGTCCCGTAGGCGTAGGGGCGCTCGCCTAGCGTCTTGATGTAGTGTGAGAGGTTGTGACCGTGGTTCTGGTAGTAGTCGATGATGCGGAACTCAAACCCAACCACCTGGGCGAACCAGATCGCTGTGTTGTCGCTCTTGCCCAAGTCCCAGAACGTGTGGACTGGCTTGGCGTTTTCGTAGGGAACCTTGGTAATTCGGTTCGCAGCCGTCGCTTCCCGTATTTCCTTGGCATATACAGCACCGTCAAGGGTTTGCCGACAGTGACCCTCCCACACAGTCAGGTAGCTGTCATAGTCCCTGACCTTGAGATCTTCCATCTCCTGCCGAAGAACCGCAGGAAACCAAGGGTTGTCTTCCCAGTTTACCTTTACAACGCAACTTTCTTTCGGCGGGTTCCGAACGAAGCGCAAGAAAGTTTCGTCAGTGTCCAGTTCGGGGTTGAAGCTGATCCATATCTCGCTGCCTTCCTTGCGGATGGTGGGGATCAGAATGTCCCAAGACGCCTTTGAAACGTCAGTTGCTTCCTCTACCCAGCAAATGTCGCAGCCCTCGAAAGACTTGAGGTTGCCTATGTTTCTGCGTAGTCCTTCAAAGACGATCAGCGTTCCATTTGCGCCAATTATCTGGGTTTTCTGCACCTCATAAAAGCCCTGAAGGCCAAGGGCTTGGACTTGATCCGATAGTAGCCTGTGAACACTATCGTCAATCGAGGTTTGAAACTCACGGGCGCATAATATCCTCAGAGGACGTTCCGCGCCTTGGATCAGCAAGGCTCTGGCGAAGTTCCAGGACTTGGCCCCGCCCCGGCCACCGTGGAATATCTTGTAGCGGCAGGGCTGAAAAAGTGGCTTGAATGCGCTTGGAAA